GTAGTATTAATTTTATTATTTCTTTTACTTTTATTTTTATTTTTATTTTTATTTTTATTATGAACAGTCATAGTAGAATTAGGAGTATATGGAATTAACCGTCTTTCGACAGCTTTTTCCATAGCCTTAGCCACAGTTTTAGCAACTGCAACCTTAGCTGGACTCTTCTTTTTCTTATTCTTACCACCCATAATGAGCAAACACACGAAAACTAACAATGTAACGGAGAGGAGATATAATAAATTATATTTCATCGGAAACACGACGAGTCAGCTATCGCTAAAATGGGATTTCTCCCAACCAGTAACTATTCGTTGATACCATGAAGAACTTCGAGCCATACCAGGATATTTCAACAGACAATCATAAAGTTTATTGAAATTTGGATGGAAAGCATATTCTTGACAAAGCGAATCTAAAGACTGAGAAAGAAAGGGAACTTTTCTCTTCTCTGGATAAGCTAAACGATAGACATTCTTCTCCCAATTTAATGGAATAGGAACATACTGGTTATTTTGGAAGGAAAATGAATGAGAACAAAAGTTCTGATCAACAAACCTACCAGGTTCACTTTCTATTGTAAATGTGACACCATGTTTAGCTAAAAAATTAACAAAACTCAATGGATTTTTAATTCCATCTTGAACAGTATCATCACCCATAGCGATGATTTGATTTTGATATGTAGGCTTATTCATGACAACATCATATAAGACTCTTAAAGCTACGACATTTTTACTATTGGAATCAATAGTATTTAATCGACCACTGGCTTGCCAGCCAGGTAAAAGCTTACGAATCAATGTACCATCAGAGAAAACAAAACTACCATATTTAGCAGCTTGTTCTCGTGCAATCGACAATTGTGTCCATTTGGGTTGAATGTTAATGATCATCCTCTCATTAAGGGAACGATCAAGATCAATTAACCAACCAGGAACAGAAAAATCAAATGCTTTAGCATCAAAACTAATCCAATCTTCACTACTATTTGAATATTGGGAAACCAGACGTTGTGTATTACCACCACTAAATGAAAAACCAGTTTTACTTGGTATATCACGATAGTGTTCAATTGCGGAATCTTGAATTTCTTGATACAGAATTCTATCAATAATATTATCAATCAACGATACACCACTAATCAATCGCCAACGCTTTTCAAGCGCTTTAGACTTCTTATGTGGTTCTCTCTTAATAAATATACGAATAGGATCTGCGAGATATTTAGGATCATCAGCAATTAAAAGTTCATCAATTCGATTTCGCACCATAGTGGAAACACCAGACAAACCGTATTTAGCAAACACATCATCATTTGTATTAAGACCTTCTCTTAAAAAGATAGATCCCGGACTCTTATCACCACTAACCTTCCAAGCGAGCTGGCACATAGCTAATACATG